CGGCCACGCACGGCCACACTGCCGACACGCTAACTCTCGTCGCGCAGGTCCCTGCGCGCGTCTCGCAAATACGTGCGTCGGCCCTGCTGTCCGAGGCAGACGGAAACCAGCCTGCCGCCAATGTCTCGCAGGTCCGCATCGAGGCGCTGGAGGCCGAGAACATCGGCGGCGGCGAGTCGTCGCCGAAGCCGCCGGATCTATTCTGCCGCCCCATGAAACTACAGCCCCTCCGCCTCGCACCCCTCACCCTCCGCGCATTCGGTGACACGGGAGAGGCGGCCGAATGAGACTCCCCCGCCCCTGCCACCAGGCACGCTGTTGACTATCCGCCACGAAATGTTCATTATTCCTAACGGTGGCCCCCGGCACTAACGGGCGCCGCCTGACATAGCCGGGCAACCGGACACGGGTAGACGGACCGACATCGAGGCCCCGAACTGCGATCACTGATCGCGGCTCGGGGCTTTTTTCTTTGCCACCTACGGGAGGGCAAGCGGTGGACGAGACGCCGGTACTGAAGCGGTTCAAGGACAGCGTCATCCGGGGCGAGACGCCCCGCGAGGAGACGCTCTACAAGGGGTTCACGGCCGACGCCGTAGCGATCAAGGCGGACGGCCTCACCGAGTTCACGATCTCGACGGGCGCGGTCGACCGCGAAGGCGACACGATCGACCCGAAGGGCTGGGATCTCGGGCCCTACAAGAAGAACCCCGTCGTCCTGTGGGCGCACATGCACACGTTGCTCCCCGTGGGCAATTCCCCGGACATCTCGCTGGACGGCAAGAAGCTACGGGCCGCCGTCGAGTTCACGCCCGAGGGCGAGGTGCCGTTCAACGACCAGGTGCGCCGCCTCGTGCATGGCGGGTTCCTCAAGGCCACGTCAGTCGGGTTCCTGCCGCGCGCGTGGGAACGCTCCGAGGACGAGGACCGCGAAGGGCCGTTCGGCCCCGGCTTCGACTTCAAGTCGCAGGAGCTGCTTGAGTTCTCGATCGTCCCCGTGCCTGCCAACCCCGAGGCGCTGATCGAGGCGAAGGCGAAGGGCTACGCGACGGACGAGGTCGTGCGCTGGGCGGAAAAGACCCTCGACGAATGGACGGACGAGGACCACGCACGGCTCCGGTTCTCGCGCTCGCACCTCGAACGCGCCTACTGGGCGCTGGAGGACGGCCACAAGGCGCTGATCCTCGACTTCGGCGCGGACGGCCACGGCCCCGAACAGGTCGACGCGAAGGGCGTCGAGATCGAGGAGCCGGAGAAGCTGACCGCCGAACAGGGCGAGACGCTGATGCGCGCGTCGTTCGCCGCGCTCACCGAACAGGTCGAGGCCCTGAAGGCCGAAGTCGCCGCGCTCGCCACCGGGAAGACCCCCGATCCCGACCCCCCGACCGATCCCCCCGCAGGCGCCGACGAGAAGCGGCTCGACGAAATCGAGCGCGAGTTCGACCTCGAACGCGACATCGACGTCATGCTCGGCACTCGCAGTCCGAAGACCGAACAACCCCCGGACCCCGAAACCGTCGTCGCGCTGATGCGCGAGCACATGGTGCCGGCCGTCCGGGAAGCGATCAATCGCAAGCGCGGCCGGCTACCCGGCTAAGGCGCGGATACCCGAAGGAGAGAATCTGATGGAGACCGAGAAGACCACCGCACCGGACGTTTCCCCGGAGTACGCGGCCAAGCTGAAGGCGCTTTTGCGCGAGGTCGGCGAGGAGATCGCCGGCGAGATCGCCGAGGAGCAAATCCGCAAGCTCGCCGAAGCGCGGGCCAACGGCGACGGGATGTTCACGAACCCGTTCGGCGGGGCCGTACCGAGCCACGACGAGCGCGACAAGAAGCCGGGCATCGGCGCGGCACGCGCGGCGCTGGCCGTCGCGAGGGCGAAGGCGATGGGCGGGACGGCAGCCCAGCACGCACGGAGCCTGTGGGGCGCGGAGGACAGCGTCACCCGCATGCTGTCGGGCTCGGCGAAAGCCATGCAGGCCGACGACTTCGACCAGGGCGGCTCGATGGTCCGCGAGACGCATGCGGACGAGCTGATCGACGCGCTTCAGCCGCTGACCGTCGTTCGGTCGCTCGGGCCGGACATCCAGCCCAACCCGACCGGGACGCTCGTATTCGACAAGATCACGTCGGCCCCGACGGCAACGTGGATCGGGGAAGGCGAGAACGCCAACGCCACGCAGGCGAACACCGGGAACGTGATCGCGACGGCCAAGCCGCTCGCGGCGATCGTGCCCGTCTCGAACAAGCTGCTCCGCTACGGCGGGCCGCGCGTCGAGGAGTCGATCCGGCGTCACCTGCTCCGCTCGCTCCGCGTCGCCGAGGACTCGGCGTTCATCCGGGGCGACGGGACGAGCGCGAGCCCGAAGGGGCTCCGCAACTGGGCGCTCGCGGCGAACGTCGCGGCATCGGCGGCGGGTTCGGTCCCGGCGTCCGTCACGCTGGCGAACGTGACGAAGGACTTCGGCTCCCTGATGCAGGCCCTGATGGACGCGAACGTCGACCTGTTCGCCGACAACTCCGGCTACATCATCGAGCCGCGTACGTGGCAGTACCTCTACACCGTCCGCGACGGCAACGGCAACCTCGTGTTCAAGGACGAGATGGACGGCGGCACGCTGTTCGGCTTCCCGTTCCGCGTCACGAGCCAGATCCCGCGCAACCTCGACGCCTCGGGCGACGGAGACAACGACGAGACCGAAGTGATCTTCGCGGCCTTCGCCAACGTGGTCGTGGCCGACTCGCTGGAAGTCGAACTGACAGCGCTCGACGGGGCCGCCTACCACGACGGCTCGAACGTGCAGGCCGGCTTCTCGAAGGACCAGACGGTGATCCGGGCGATCCTCGAGACCGACCTGGTGGCCCGCCACGCCGAAGCGATCGCGGTTCGCACCGCCGTCGTCTGGGGCGCGTAACCCGGAACTGACGCAGGAGCCGGGCAGGCAATGACCCTGCCCGGCGCCACCCAATAGAGAGAGACGGAGGCTACGAAGATGACGGCACGACAGAGGAACTTCGACGAACTGTTCAAGACCGTATTCGGCGCGGCGGCAAACGCCGTCGCGGGCACGACCCCGGACAACGTCGAACAGAACGGCGCCTACGTGAACACGGCGGGCTACGAGACGTGCGTGCTCGTGCTGGCGGTCGAGGCGACGCTCGCGGAAAGCGAGACCGCGACGATCAACATGAACGCCCAGACGGACGCGGATGGCGCGGGCACGGGCACCGACTTCGGGACCGCAGCGACGGCGGTAGTGCTGACGGGCGGGTCGGGCGGGTCGACCGAAAGCGCGATCGTCGAGATTCCGCTCAACCTGCACAACTCGGCGCACCTCGGGTTCATCCGCGGCCAGTTCACGGTCAACGCTTCGGCGGCGGATACGGACACGTGGCGGGCCTCGCTCGTCTACGTGCTCGGCGGCGCAAGCGAGTTGCCGGCCGCCTGAGGGGCCGGGCAATGAGCGCGGCGTAGGGGCCGGTACATAGCTGCTGGTCCCGCGCCCGCTCGATCTACGGGAGACAGAGGCGATGATCCACCGGATACGGTTCACCCGCCACGCGGGCGGGAAATACTGGCGGGGCGACGTGGCGGGATTCCCGCTGGAGGAGGCCCGCTACTTCGTCGACAGGGGCCGCGCCGTGTGGGTCGATCCGCCCCCGAACGGGCACGACGACGACGAGCCCGACGTCTCCACGCATGACATGACAGTCGCGGATGTCCGTGGCCTCGTCGCGGATACCGAGGACGAAGCGGTCCTCCGGGCGCTGCGGGACAGCGAGGCCCGGCATCCGCGATACGAGGGCGGCAGGACAACGGCGCTGGACGCGATCGACGCACGGCTGGAGGAGCTGAAGGGGTGAAGACCGAGGAGCGGGACCGGGAGGCGCTGCGCGAGCGCAGGCGGGAACGCTTGCGTCGTCAGCGTGAGGGCCGCCCGCCCATCGGGTCCGACCGGATGATCCGCCGCGAGGACGCCGAGGAAAAGTCAGATGCTGACGATTGAGACCGCAGCGTCGGAAACAGACCTCGTCGAGCTTGCGACCGTCAAGTCGAAGCTCGGGATCGCCGATTCATCGGCCGACGATGAACTCGGCCGCCTGATCGACGCGGCGTCCGAGACGATCGCCGGGTACCTGGGCTACTTCCCGTGGCGCCAGACGTACACGGAAAAGGTCGCGGGCGAACGGACGCACGAACTGCTGCTGTCGCAGATGCCCATCCAGTCGGTCACGAGCGTCACGGTGAACGGCCTGCTCGTCACCGACTACACGATCCTCGCGGATGCTGGGATACTGGAGCGGAACGCGCTCTGGCCGTGGCATCCGCTACGCGGCCTGCCGGTCGACTACCACCCGGTGGCGGGTTCGCCGAAGAAGAACGTATCGGTCGAGTACGTCGCGGGCTGGCTCGTGCCGGGAGAAGTGGGCCGCGACCTGCCCGCCTCAATCGAACAGGCGGCCTTCGAAACCGTGATCGCGTGGTACGGCGGCAAGTCGGGCACGGGCGCGCTGTCCGCGGCCACGGGGAACCTCAAGAGCGTCCGCATCGGCGACACGGCGTTCAGCTACGGAGACGGCGGCGGAACCTCGACCGTCACGGCGGCCGCGCTCGAATACGCGCTCCCCGTCCGCGCGCTGGCCCGGCTCCGCAAGTACCGGAGGCAGTCGTGATCCCCGAACTCGTCGCGCTGCTCGACACGCCCTGCAAGGTCAACCGCCCGGCCTACGCGGCCGCCGGTGCCGGGGAATTGACCTCGACGGCCACGCCAGCGATCCGGGACGTCGACATGCGGATCGACGCCGCACGCGGCGAATTGCGCTGGGTGCCCGAAGGCAAGCGCGAGCAGACGACGGAAATCGGTTTCGCGGATACGGGCGCGGACCTTCAGGCCGGTGAATACGTCGGCGCGACGACCGGGAACTACGCGAACGTGACGTGGGAGATCGTCCACGTGAACCCCGCCCACGGGGACCATTTCGAGGTCGCGCTCGCCCGGCGCTTCGATCTCGCCGCAACGCTGGACCCGCTCGCATGACGGACCACCTGAAGCGGATCGCCGACGCGCTCGAAGGCATCGCGCGGATGGTGCGCGAGGATCGGCGCGAGATGGAGGAGGCGCAGCTCATGGCGGAAGCCTTCGTCGACCCCGCCGACTGCGACCACCCGCGCGAGCATCGTGCGACGGTCGAGGACGGCGTGTTCATGCGTATCGGCTGCTCGGCTTGCGGTACGGCCGACATTCGCACCCCGGCAGGTGTCCGGTGATCCGGGGCGCCAGGACGCTCCGGCTCGGACCCGTCCAGCTCATGGACCGGCTGGAGGTGCGCCAGAAGGCCCGGAAGGGCGTCCTGTCGGCGGCGCTGGTACTTCGGAACCGGTGGGCGAACGACGTGCTCCGGCGGCCGGGCACGGGTCGCCTGTACCGGCGCGGCGGCGTGTCGCACAGAGCGTCGGCCCCCGGCGAGCCGCCCGCTACGGATACCGGCGTGCTCGCGAACTCGATCGACGTCGAGGGCCTGCCGAATCCGGTGGACCCGTCCGCACGCGTCGGCTCCGGGCTCGCCTACGCGCGGCACCTGGAGTTTGGGGTGCCGGGCCGGATCGAGCCGCGCCCGCACGCGACCGTCGCGCTTGCCGAGGCCGAGAAAGACATGAACGACGCGTTCCGAAGGGCGATGCGGTGAATGGCGAACGAAGCGGACGTTGCGGCCGCGTGGCTGGCGATATGTGCAGCCGATACCGGGGCCGGATCCCTGGTCGCGCTCACGGGCCGCGCCGACCCGATGCGCTCGTGGGGCGATGCGGGCGACGCCTCGCTCCCCGTGCTCGCGCTGCCCGTGCCTCTTTCCGCCCCAACGGGACGGACACCGTACACGCGCAGCCTCACGGCACGCCCCGAGGTCCGCGCCACGCGCGAGTCGCAGAAGCTCGCGTGGCAGATCCTCGACCGGCTGGAGCTCATCACGACGTGGAGCGCGTTCGACGCGCAAGGACTCGACATACAGGTGATCCCCGGCGTCCGGGCGCCCGAGGAGTCTGGTGGGCCTGACGGCTACCGGGTGATCGCTACATACACGCTCAACCTCACGGTCTGAGCACGACAGAACAGGGAGATAGACCATGCCAGAGACCATCCAGAAGTCCTCCGCGGACCTCATCACTCAGGTCGACGAGGTCGGGTTCATCCAGGACGCGGCCTCGCCCGACCCGAGCACCACGACCGACGCGGCCCACACACGCGGCGACACTGCGATCAGCGTGACGGCCGAAGGTGGGGCGCAGGACGGCGACCTGATCCGCATCGGGACGGGCGACACGATGGAGATTGCCGTCGTGGCCAGCGCGACCACCGGCCAAATCACGATCGACCAGGGGCTGGAGTTCGACCAGCCGTCCGGCGTGCCCGTGGTCGAGGTCGTCAAGATCGATGCGGGCCACGTCGAGGAGTCGGGCGTCGACTTCGCCGTTAGCGAGGACATCTTCGAGGCAGGCGCGGCGACGAGCCCGAAGACACTGGTACGCAAGACCGTCCGCATCACGCAGGCGATCACGTGGCCGTCGATCGAGTGGTCCTCGAACCTGTTCGCCCGCGCGTTCGGGATCCCGCAGAGCGCACTCGACGGCACGGGCACGGCGACCGATCCCTACCGGGCGGCCGTCAACTCGGACCTCATCAAGACCGTCACCAACGCGTCGGTCTACGTGGTCTGCACGACCGAGGGCGGCGACATCGTCGAGTTCCAGGGCTGGCAGCTCACGCCGGACCTCAACAAGAGCTGGAACATCAGCCGCAACGCCGTCGCCTCGATGCTGCTCGGCGGTGACGTGAAGACGATCATCCTTCGGCGACACACGCCGTAGTCACTGACAGGACGCCGTGGAGCCGAATGTACAGGTATCGGCGAGGCCCGCACCGGATCGGCCGTGGTCGGAGCGCGACCTCAGGCGGCTATGCGGTAGCCTGAAGAAGGGGATCCTCCGGCGCAACCTCGCGTCGGAGGCCGAGGTCGATGCCGTCATGCCGACAGAGGGCGACGGCCTCAACAGGCACATCCACGGCTACGCGATGCTGCAGGCCATGCGGCAGCGCGAGCCCTACGTCACGCACGGGTCCGAGTACGCCGAGCAGAAGCTCATGGCGGCCCTTCAGGACGATCCCGTCACGGTCACGCTCCTCGATCAGCGCGAACTTCGCGTCCACCCGAAGTCCGAGGTGACGCTCCGCTGGATGGAGTCGCAGTTCTGGTGGCTGAACTGGCTGAACGTCCGCCACGAGGCGCTCCGCGCGATCGCGGACGGGGAGATCGAGCCCGAGAGCCCACCCGGGGCGGGGGCCGCCAGCCCGCGCGAGATGCTGGACGCGATCCGCGAGGAGGCGGACTACCGGGTCGCGCTCCTCATGTGGTGCGCTTGCCACGAGGGGGCGGGCATGCCGTGGTGCTACGGCAATGAGCCGCCCGAGGAAGCGCCCGCCGAATGGATGGACCTGAACCCCATCGAGGTCCGGCGGATCGAGAACGCGATCGCCGAGGCGAACGTCACGCGCCTCCACTTCCTGCCCAAGCCGAAGGAGCGCGGCAAGGGCGTCGCCGTCGACGTGTTCTTCGCGCAGCGGGCGAAGATGACGAATCGCCCGATACGCGAGCTCCGCATGGACCACACGCTCGCGTCGCAGATCGCGCAGACCGCGCTCGCCGGGTTCCGGGAGGACATCGAATGACGGCCCCGCGCGCCGTGCTGTCGCGCTTCCTCGCCGCGTGCATGGAGGGCGACTGGCCCGAGGCCGTCAACTCCGTGCAGGCGTCGTGGCCCGACCGGACACCGCCCGAAATCGACGACGCGGAATACCTGCACGCGATCATGGAGCCGCTGCGGATCGAGGCATTCACGGTGGGCGCGGTTCACCGGGTGCGCCAGCGGCCCGCCCCGCCGTCGCGCTCCATCGTCGACGTCGACTTCACGGTGACGTCGGGCGGCGTGAAGCTCGCGGGCCGTGCGCGTCTCGTGCGCGGCGACAAGCGCGGTCGCCGTGCGGACGGCGCGGGCCGGTGGGGCGTCGTCCCGATGAGCGTCCTGCTCAACCTGCACCAGACGCAGGGGGCGTAGATGCCGCGCAGAATCGACGAGCTGTTCTACGATATCACGGCGCGGACGGGCGGTTTCGAGCGCGGGATCGCCTCCAGCCAGAGGGGCCTCCGCGGGTTCGTCGGCAAGCTCGGTACGGCGACCACGGCGTTCGCGGCCTTCGGCGCGGCGGCGGTAGCGGCCGGGATCAAGGCGACGCGCATGGCGGCGTCCCTCGACTCTGCGCTCCGTGAAGTCGCGACGCTGCTGCCCGGTACGGTCTCCAACATCGAGCGGCTGCGCTCGGAGGTCGTCGCGCTGTCGACCGAGGTTCCGCAGACGCCGGAGCTCCTGTCGCGCGGCCTCTACCAGGTCATCAGCACCGGTATCTCGGACACGGCCGAAGCGATGGACGTGCTCAAGGTCGCGGCGCAGGCGGCGACGGCCGGGCTGACGGACACGTTCACTAGCGTCGACGCGATCACGACGGTTCTCAACGCCTACCAGCTCGAAACGTCCGAGGCGGCGCGCGTCTCCGACGTGTTCTTCACGACGATCCGTGAAGGCAAGCTGACGTTCGGCGACATCGCGTCGAACATCGGAACCGTCGCGACCTCCGCGTCCCTTGCGGGTGTGTCGATCGAGGAGGTCGGCGCGGCGCTCGCCACGCTGACGAAGTTCGGGATCGGTACCGCCGAGGCGGCCACGTCGCTCAATCGGCTCTTCCTGTCGCTGACGAACGTCACGGACGACGCGGCGGCGGCAGCACGCGACATGGGTGTCGAGCTTTCGACGGCGGCGCTCCGGTCGAAGGGGCTCGTCGGGTTCCTCGAGGATCTCGAACGCGCGACGGGCGGCAACCTCGACGCGCTGTCGCAGCTCATCCCCGAGATCCGCGCGGCCCGCGGCGTGTTCGTGCTCGCGGGCCAGGGCGCCGACGAATATCGGCGCGTGCTGGAGGAGACGGGCGGCGCGGCGGGGTCGACGGGCGAAGCGTTCACCGCCATGAACGGGTCGCTGGAGAATCAGGCGACGCTCCTCAAGAACCGCGTGAACGCGGCGTGGTTGGCGCTCGGCGAGAAGACGCTGCCGCTCGTGCTTGGGGCGCTGCGTGCGATCAACACGTTGCTCGAATCGGATGCCGAGCGTCTGTCCCGTGCGTTCGAGACGCTCGGGCTACAGGCACAGGCGGCGGCCGTCATTGTAGCCGAGCAGCGCCGGAAGATCGCCGCAGCGATCAGCGAGAGCGATCGGGAACTGCGGCGTGACTTGCAAGGGGTTATCGACCGTCAGCAACTACAACGTCCGGCCGGCGTCTCGCCGCTTGCTGGACTGCCCGCCGACGTGCTGGACAGTCTGTTCCCGCGCGAGCTGGAGACGGCCCTCGACCAGGGGGCGGACGCCCAGCGCCGGATCGTCGACGAGACGGTCAAGTTCGCGCGCGCGACCGCCGACGCCTCCGACCCGCTCGGCCTGAATCTCGACCTGACCCGCGAACAGGCGATCGAGCTCGCCCGGATCGTCGAGGAGCGTGTTCGGTTGCGCGGCGAACTTGACCAGCAGGTGGCTCGCGAGCGTGAGCTGCTCGACCTCGCGACGAGCCGTGCCGGGGTGGAGGAGGACGACGGCCCCGACCCCGACCCGACGCCGAAGCTCACCGAAGCTGAACGCAAGGCGCTCGATCTACGGGACGCGCTCCTCGAAGCGAACGATGCGCTCGCGGAAATCGGCGCATCCGGCGCGGACCTGTTCTCCGAGGTGCCCGGCGTGCTAGATGACGTGAACCGGCGCATCCGCGAGATGGGCGAGGGGCTGGAGGCCGACTTCGGGGAGTTCTCGCTGGACGCCCGCTTGCTGGCGGCACAGCGCGCGATCGAGGGCGTCACCCGTTCCGGGGCCTCCTTCGGCCAACAGGCGCTTGCCGTGCAGGGCATCCTCGACCAATGGGGGATCTCCGTCGACCAGTTGCCGCCGGGGTTCCGTCAGGTCGTGCAGGCGATCCTCGACGCGCGCGGGGCGGCCGAGGAGACGAACGAGGAGATCCGCGAGCTGATCAATGACATCAGCTTCGCGGCGCGCGGCGCGGTCGAACTCGCAAACGCCTTCGGGCTGGTCGGCGACGAGGCGGCGCAGGTCGTGAATCAAGTCGCGCTGATCGGCGAAGGCATCGGCCGAATCGCGGCCGGCGACATACTCGGCGGCGTCGGCGGCGTGCTGTCGGGGATCGCTGGCGTCATCGGCGGGCTGTTCGGTGGCGATAGCGGGCCGAGCGAGTCGGAGATCGCCCGCGACGAATCGCTCCGCGATAACACACGCCGCATCCGTGAACTGAACGACAGGCTCGCCGTGCTCGGGTCCATCCTGCGCGGACTGCCGGGCGACATTACCGCCGACCTTACCGAAGCCTTGCGCGAGGCGATTCCCACGCTCGAAGGGGCGTCCGGTGGGGGGCTCTCGGGGCCGGGGCGCAGGCTTCGCGCCGAGGATGTGGTCCGGCGGATCTTCGAGTCCCTGGGCGTCTCCGTCACGGACCTCGAAAGCTCCGCCGACGCGTTCGGGCTCGACGTGGACCAGCTTGTGCGCCTGCTTGACGGCGACCCGCTCAACAAGGCCGCGTTCGACGAGGCGCTCCAGCAGGCGCGCTCACTGGCCGAGGTGCTCGGCCGCAGCCTGTCCGAAGTGCTCGATACCGTGCAGGGCAGGCTCTCCCTGCTCCGCGATAGCTTCGACGTGCTCGACATCGAGAGCCCGGCGGAGCGGATCCAGCTCCTTGCCGACGAGCTTGCGCGGGCCGGCACGGCGCTGTCGGCCATCGACATCCAGCGGCTACGCGAGGGCGACGAGGAGTTCATCGAGGCGCTGTTCCGCCAGCTTCAGTCGGGCACGGGCCGGTTCACGACCGTCGGCGCGTTCGGCGATCTGTCGTTCGACGAGTTCCTCGACGTGTTGCGCGAGATCGAGAGCTTGCAGGACCGCGTGGCCGACGCGATCGAGGCGGAAAGCGAGGACGGCTTCCAGCAGGTCTCGGCGGTCGACCGGGCCACCTCGTTCCAGTTCGACCGGGCGCTCGCCCTCGACGGCACGCGGAACCTTCTGCTTGAGCAGATCCGCGACTCGCTCCGCGGCTCGCCCGTAACCGTGACGGACACAATGCTCGCGCGCGCCTCGACGGTACGGATCGAGGGCACGGTGCGACACGTCGTCGATGTGCGCGGCGACGCCTCGGGGATCACGGCCGACGCCGCAGCGGCCCTGGGGCGCGAGTTCGGGCGGGCCGCGAACCTCGACCTCGACCTCGGCGACGAGGTCCGGCGCATCCAGCAGGGCTTCGGGTTCCCGCCGACGAGGGAGCAATGAGTTTCGACCGCGCGGTGATCGTCGACACGGTCGGCCTCGGCGAGCTTGGCGTCGGTAGCGTCTCCAGCGACGGGCGGCTCGGCACGCGGCGCGCGCGCTGGGACGCGGAGGCCGTGCCTGGCCGGACGGGCGTCGTGCTGACCGCGTCCCGGCCCTCGATCGACGCCGGGTCGCTCGACCTTCGGTTCGTGCTGGAGGCGGCAACGCGGACGGCCCTGCTCACCCTGATCGACACGGCCAAGTACCTGCTCCGGGTCGACACGTCCCACGTGTTCCGGTTCGTCGATGACGAGGCCCGCGAGGTGACGGGCGTGATCGAGCGGCTGGAGTTCGGCGGGATCGGCCCCGACCTCGTGCAGGACGCCTGCGAGCTTCGGGTCTCCGTCGTGCTGCCCGACCCGCGCGAGTACGAGACGACGGACACCGTGGTCGGCTCGATCCAGACGACGCCCGTGGCGTTGCCGCTGGGAGCCGACCGGAGCGAGGCCGTGATCGTCGTCTCTGGCGCGGGATCGTTCACCCTGACCTACGCACACAACGACACTACGACGCTTCACACGCTGGAGATTTCCGGCGCGGCCGCACCCGTCACGATCGACATGCAGACGGGTTCGATCACGGACAACGCGGGCGAAGCGGCGGCGTTCCTCGTCGCAGGTTCGAGCTTCCCGTTCTCGTTCGATCCGCTCGACGGCGATTTCACGACCTCCGCGTGGCCGACGCTCGCGTGTTCGGCGGGCACGGCCGAAGCGACGTACCGGAGAGCGTACTGATGCCGGCGCTCGTCAGGCTCGAACGGTGGACCGACCGCGAGTCGAACGCGGGCACGCGTCTCGACTTCTGCAAGGCCGACCAGGTACTCGCGGCCGAGGACTACCGCGAGGTGAGCGGCCGCGAGGAACTCGACCTGTCGATCGACCCCGGCCACTTGTGGATGGCGGGCGACGCGGCGCGTGGCCTGCCCGCCCTCGCCGAGCGTCAGGTCGTGCGCACCGTGTTCGCCGACGACACGTATGACGAATGGCGCGTGTGGCAGGTGAAGCGTGGCCGCCGGAAGAACGGCGCTCGAAAGCTGTCGGCGCTTTGCCGGTCGCCCAAGTTCGACCTCGGCGACGAGCTCGTCGCGTTCCCGCAGGCGTCGGGCGACGTGTTCCTGCACCACGAGCTCGCCGACATCACGGCGACCGACTACCTCGACGTGCTGGACGGCCTCGCGACGTGGCCCGGTGACTTCACGGTTGGCACCGTCGAGCCGACGACGCGCCATACCTGGGTGCTCGAATGGGAGTCCTACCTGTCGGCGCTGACGGAAGCGGCGACGGTCACGGGCGCCGAGCTTCAGGTGATGCGCGACGGTACGACCGGCTACCTTGTCGACTTGCTCGACGAGGTCCGGGCCGGTGAGCGGACGGAGATCCGCTACGCGGCCAACGCGCTCGAATCGGACGTCGAGCGCGACTGGTCGGAGGCGGGCACGCTCGTCTACCCGAAGGGCGAGGGCCCGCAGGGCAGCGCCCCGACCATCGCCGATATGCGGTGGATCATGCGGCGACAGGCGGGCGAGCCGACGCTGACCACGCTCTGGCGGCTGTTCCCGTGGGACGGGACCGATCCGTCGTGGCTAGGGCTCAAGCCGTCGAACCCGGCCCTAGTCTGTACGGAGGACGATCAGTACAACGGCCTGTACCTCGGGCGGCTCGGGGGCGCGTCGATCGAGATCGTCGATTCCGCCCCGGCCAATGCCGGCACGGCGATCGACGTAACGCTCGCCAGCGCGACGGCCGGCGGGCTATGGCACATCCTCGCGGACTCTGCCTCGAACGCGCTCCTCCACGTCCCCGTCCCGTCGAAGATCGCGACCCACGGCCGGCGCGCGATCGTGCTCGAGCGCGACGACGTGCCGGGCGTGACGAATCTCGTGACCCTGCCGTTTCAAGGCGGCAAGCAGGGCACGCACTGGCTATCGATCGGGTCGCCGACAGTCACCACGGTCACGCTGGACGCGAGCCCTGAGTTCGTGCACTTCGGGTCATCGTCCGTCCGCGTGCAGGCGGACGCGGAGCAGGGGTTCGCGAAGCTCGCGAGCCGCGTGGCCGGCAGCAACAGCTTCATGGTCCAGCGCAGTCCGCACCTGTCGTTCCAGGTCTACGGCCACCTCGTGGCCGGCTCCGTCCGCTTCGAGGTGCGCTTCGAGTTCTGGTCGCCGGTATCCGGCGGGCCGGGCAACGTAGATAACTTCGTGTTCCCGTTCGGCGAGGACGACGCGGGGAATCCGATCGAAGCGCGGGCCGTCGGGACGGATGCGCCGTTCCACCTCACGATCGAGCCGCAGACCTTCAACTTCGAGTTCGCCGAGGGCCAGGTCGCGCAGGTCGGCAACATGCGGAACCTCAGCCTTCAGGTCATCGCCCGCGAGGACGGGACGGAATTCTATCTGGATGCATGGCAGGTCGTGAACGCGCCCGTGATCGGCGAGAAGATCGTGGCGGGGGCGTCGGCGACCCGGCTATGGGACGCCGCATGCCGCGGTATCGAGGGCGGGATCGCCGAGCCGAGCGTGCGGCTCAGGACGGCGGCCCTCGACCTTGACCGGCTCGGGGTCAACCCGCTCGACGGCGCGAGCTACACCTACGGGGCCGTTCATCCCGGCGTCACGGCGCGGATCGTGGACACGGGGATCGGGCTGGAGGAGGAGAGGCGGATCAAGTCTGTCCGGCGCGACCTGAAGCGCGAGGCGCTCACGGCCATCGAACTCATGGAGGCCGAAGATGCCACGTGAGGACTCGCTCTCCCGGCGCGTAGGGCGCGCGCGCCGCCGCCTGCAACGCAACCTGTCGGAGTGGGACGTGTTGAGCCGCACGGGCCTCACGGGCGACGAGGCGGGCGACGACACCGGAACGACCCCGACGGGCGACGCACCGAACGACCCCGGCCCGACGCCGGACGACTGCGGCGGCGGCACCGGCTGCGAGGAACTGGCGGCGCTGGAAGTGTGCTCGGGCACGGTGAGCGGCACGAGCTTCGAGCGTCAAATCGGTTGCGTGGTCGACGTGCTCGACAAGGGCTGGTCGGAGGGCGACGTGATCGCGTGGGCAGCCGACGTGAAGCTCGAGACGGCGGCGGGCGAGGAGGTCAACGAAACCGGTACGCTGAAGAAGGGCGGAACGGGTTTGTTGCTCCGCGACCCGCTCGACACGCTGAACAATCTGTCCGTCGAAAACGGAACGGCCACGGTCGAGAACGGGAAGCTCCGCATCAGCGCGGATAACACCGACGTGCTCGTAACCGGCATCAGTCCACGCGCGGAGATCGTCGCACAGGTTCGGAAGCAGTCCGGCACGCTCCAGTGGGCTGACCCGTTCTTCTCGGCTCGCCTGACGGACACGCTCGACGGGTACTCGGCCGACCAGACATCCATCCAGGATTCGCTTACGCTGATCGACGGTGGCCTGTTCGATAGCCAGCTCGACGTGTTCAACCATGCCGGCGGCGAGGTGTTGCTCACGGGCTACCGGACGGTGCTCAAGATCCACGTAAAGGACGGCGAGCAGAGTGCAAAGTTCAACCCGGACGGACAGACCTACGAGCTTTCCGCGACCGACACCACGCACAACGGTCAACTGGGGACGGCCGGTTGGGTCGACAGGTCCGGCGGCGATGATGGTCTCTACTGGGATCTGATTCTCTGCCCGAACGACGTCATCACGGTTTCGGGGCTCCCGACCGGCTTCTCGATCCGCGTCGGCGTGCTATCGGCCGCGGAATCCTCGGGCACGGCGACCCTGGACCTCGAAGGGACGATCTACCCGTCACCGTTCCCGCTCGAAGTGCTTGACGCCTCGGGCGACCCCGCCGACTCGTGGATGCCGCCGTCCGGGATCTTCGGCGGCGACTCGTTCGTCTACGATGCGGGCGGGACGCTTACCGCCGACCCGGAGTTCGACGCGGCCGGTCAGATCGACCTCGATATATTCGACTCGGCGGGCACGCTGATTCAGACGGCCGTGACAGGACAGACGTGGTCGTTCCCGACCTACAATCGTCTGGCGGGCACGGTGGAGCTTCCGCCGCTGTCGCGGTTCCTCGCGCAGACGCTCCGGGCAAATGGGACCGCCGACTACGTCGTGTGCGGCCGCCGGGTCGCGATCCGTAAGGGGCTTACCGCGCCGTGGTTCCCGTGCGACGAGGTGCCGGGGGGCGGCGGCGCACCGTGCGGCGCGGTCCCGATCCTTAACGACAGCTTCGAGAGTGGTGCCTACTGGGGGCTCGGCGAGTTCACGAACGACTCCTCGATCAACTCTACCTCGCCGACGTTTGGCGCGATCGACATCGAATTCTCGGCCGGGTTCGGCGACCTCGACCTCCGGCAGGTGGAATCCTCCGCCACGAACTTCGACAAGCCTGCCACGCTCGCGTCAACCCGCTACTTCCCGGTGTGTCCCGGCGACACGATCACGGTGGTCGGCGACGTGCGCCGCGAGGGCTCGGGCGTGCCGTTCGACTCGGGCCTCGCGGTCTACATCGAGTACTACGACGCCAACAAGCAGCTCGTCGGCGGCGAGTGGACGACGGAGATCCTCGTCTGGCCGCAGGGCACGGAATCCAGTTCGCTGGAGTACCGTGGCGACGGCAGGCGGCAGACGGAGATATTGATCGGCGAGCCGTCGGAGATGGGCGGCGTCTATGGGCGCACCGAGGACGATTTCTTCACGCGGATCACGAAGGCGCAGGCGCTGTCGATCCGCTTCGTCTCGTTCCACGTCTACACCTTCACCAACGCGAACGCCACGACGGTCGGCATCCGCTACCTCGACGCCTACCTCAACATCAAGGCGATCGACGCACACTTCAAGATCGACCTGCTGGACGGGATGACAGCGTTCGGCCAGGGCGATGAGTTCACGGCCCAGTTTGTCTCCGACACACGGATCGTCGGTAAGTGGATGTTCTCGCTCCACCGCTGGCCGAAGCTCCGCGAACTAGACTTCGACGAGAGCACCGTGCCGACGGGCCTCAACGATCCGCACACGGGCTACACGGGCACGATCTTCGACTATATCGGCGAGACGAATTGGTTCCCGCGCCACGTCGGAGACGACACCTACGGGCTCCACCCGATCCCGTTCGGCTGCTCGATCTACGCCTCGATGCTCCCGACGACGCACGAGCGGAGCGATCCGGCGACGAACTACGACGAGGGCTTCACGCGCCGCGCGGGTCCGCTGATCCGCGTCAAGTTCGACTATCTCCAGCAGATCGACGGCTTCTCGGGCGTCGCGGGCTACGAGCATCTGTGGTTCGTCCGCGACCCGGCCGGAAGCGCCCCGGAAATCGACATGGCCTACGGCGAGCGCTGGGAGCTACACCTCGATCAGGACTGCTCGCCGACGTTGATCCTATCCCAGCCCGACTTCCCGACGTTCATCGACGTCGAGGACGCAGGCGGACTGGCGAACTACGAGTACGACTACGTGGGGGACGTCAAGGTCATCCACGTATTCCAGGACTCGACCCCGCGCGCGTTCACGTGGCCGTCCAACGTCACCGGACCCGATGGCTCGCCGCCCGCCGTGACGCAGGCAGCGTTTGCGCACGACGTGTTCACGCTCGAAGTGGCACAGAGCGACCCGCCGCAGTTTTTTGCCTGCTCGTGCGCCCGGAACATCAACGGGATGGGCGTGACGACCGCGAGACAAACCGGCCCCGCTACCGCCAACTGGACCGCGCTCGATGGCGTGGGGTCGACCGCATGAGGAGCAATGCCATGAGCCGCATACCGATCGGCAGCACCTGGCAGCGGGCCTTCGATGATGACCCGGACTACCCGCCCGGCGAACACACGGTCACGCACGTCGCAGGCGGCCGCGTGACGCTCCAGATGGGCGAGACTACGATCGAGGTTCGGGTGCCGATGTTTTTCCACCGCTGGGAGCGGGTCGACGGAGGAGAGGAATAGATGGCGAGCCTCGTATACAACGCCTTCAAGGCGAAGAGCGCGTCCGGGCTGATCGACCTCGACACGGACACGATCAAGGTGATGCTGGTCGCGGCCGGCTACGTGCCGGACGCCGACGACGAGTTCGTCGACGAGGGCGGGGCCGACGATCCGATCGACCACGAGATCAGCGTGACGGGATACACGGGCGGATTCGGCGGGTCGGGCCGTAAGACGATCGCGCTGACCGTGACCAAGGACAACGCGAACGACCGGGCCGTGGTCGACGGGCCGGACCAGACGTGGACGGCGCTCGGGGCCGGCGCGACGATCGCGGGCGCGGTGTTCATCAAAGAGGGCACCGACGACACGGACACGGAATTGATCTTCTACGTGGACCTCGCGCCGGACACCGCGACGAACGGCAATGACTTCACGGCCGCGTGGGATGCTGTGGGAATCGCGACTTTCACATGATCGAAATGGAGGACTGAGATGGCTGGATTCAAGACGCTGGACGCGGCCGACCAGGTAACTACCGGCGGCACCTATGGGGTCGGCTCGATCAACCGGACCACGATCAGCCTGCAGGTCGACGGGATGGTCACGAACGACATCGTGCAGGTCGAGGCGTCGAACGACGAAGGGACGACGTGGACGCAGGTCGGGGACGACATCACGGCCGACGGCATCTACTCGATCGAGACGGGTGCGAACGACTACCGGGCGAACCTGACGGACGTCTCGGGCGGCGGGACCGTAACGGCGATCTTCTTCGGCGGCTTCTGATGCCCGACGAGTACGACAAGGAACGGCGCGACGGTACCGAACGCCGCAGCAGGCCGCCGCAGACGCACGTCACGGTCGACGGGCTGAGTAACGGCGCGGCGACAGCCGTTGCGAGCGTAGAGGCCAAACTCGACATGCTGATCAAGGTGCTCGCCGGCCTTGCTGTGCTCGCGGTGCCCATCGGGATGGCCGGAGTCGGCGGCATCTGGAACATGGGCAGGCAGATGGCGGCCCTGACGGCCGACGTTGAGCACCTGCCGAGTCGTGTCGCCATCGACGAGATGATTGAGCGGCGGACGGAGGAACTGCGCGAGCAGATGATCGAGACGGCAGCGCAGAGTGAGCTCGCGAAGCAAATGGGCTCCGAGGGCCTGAACAGCCTGTCGGCCAGCATCAAGGTGCTCCACGAACAGCAGACGGCCTTGCGGCGTGACTTTGAACGCGAACACGGAGGCGGACCATGAACAAGCTGATCGCGCTGTACCGGAAGCTCCATTCGACGGACCTGCTGACGTGGGTGGGCCACGCGATTCAGGCGTTCCTGATCGTCGGGCTAACCTACGCCTTCATGGTCGTGATGCCCGGCGAGTGGCCCCACGACGCGCGGCTCGGCGTCGGCACCTACGGCGCGCTGATGGTGTTCGGACACCGCGAGCTGTCCGACATCATCCCGGCATGGATCAAGGCGCACGAGTCGGCGGACCCGGACGCGCAGAAGCATCTGACAGCGAAGCTCAAGGACGGGTTTGGCGACTTCTGGTCCGTGCCCGTGGGCGTCGCGCTGTTCGCGCTCGTGGCCGGGCTGTTCTGACGTGGCGTCCCGCGGCTTTACGGAACTGATCGTGATCCACTGCGCGGCGACGAAGCCGTCGCAGGACATCGGCGCGCGGGAGATCGACGCGATGCACCGGGGGTTCGGCTGGTCTGGTATCGGCTATCACGGCGTGATCCGGCGGAACGGGAACCTCGAACTCGGCCGGCCGTGGGACGATCTAGGTGCGCACGTCAAGGGCCACAACTCGCGATCGGTCGGCGTGTGCCTGGTGGGCGGGCTCGACGAAGCGGGCGATCCGGCCGCGAAGTACGCACCGGTCCAGATGGAGACGCTGCGGCTCGTGGTGGATGGCCTGCTCCAGCGGTATCCCGACGCACGGGTGCTCGGGCACCGCGATCTGTCGCCCGACATGGACGATGATGGCGTGGTCGAGCCGCACGAGTGGATCAAAGCCTGCCCGTCATTCGAGGTATCGACGTGGCTGGCGACCGGAACCGTAGTCTTTGGAGGCGCCGCATGACCGCCGGGGGAGTCACCGCATGGGCCGGTGCCGTCGTCGCCGTAGGGGGCGCGATCGCCGTCGTGCTCGGCCCCGTCCAGTCGAGCGTCCGCGACCTGATCGCGCAAGAGGCCGCGGCCGAAGTCCAGAAACAGATGCAGCCCACCGCGCAGAAGCTCGAATCCGTCGTCGATCTGCTACGCCGACAGGAGGACCGCGCCGCGCTCGCCGATTGCCGCGAGTACCGGACGGAGCTACCAGCGGGTCAGGTCCGCGAGCGCCGGTGCCGGGCGGAATCCGATTACCGCTGGGCACGCTGGGCGTGGCAGGACTGCCGGGACGAGAGAGGCGCGGACCATCCGCAATGCTTCGAACCCGAACCGCTGGGGGATCCATGAAACAACGCAAGCTCGCAGGAACGGTGATCCTCATGCTCGGGGCCGCCCCTACGGTGCTCTGGATCATGGGCGCGGTCGGCTGGATCGACCCGGTAGCGGAATGGCCCGTGATCCTGATTACGCTGCTCACGACGGGCGTAGGGACGGAGCTCGTGCGCGAGAAAGAGGCGCGGATCTACAAGCTGCTGGCGTCGGTGATCGGCCGGGGCGATGGCGCGGCGTAACCTCGAAATCCTGCTCGACTTCCTCGGCCAGCCGCTCGTATGGCTGACGCTGGTCGCGGGCGGGCTCGTCGTTGCCGCGTCGGTGGGCTGGCTCGACCTCGCCATGCTGGAGCAAGTGCTTGCCGTGCTCGGCGGGTTCCTGAGCGGGCTGAAGTTCTGGTGACCATCGGCGGGCCGGTGAGAACGAAGGGCCGGGCTCCTGGATCCAGAAGTACCAGCGGAGCGAAACCCCGGTGCGGGACAGCTTGCCGGTCTGCCTACCCATGAGGGTCAGGATGCTCACGACGCAGATCGGCGTCGTGATTGATGGACGCGAGACGGTGTTGCTCGAGGGCGAGGTCGTCGAGGTCGAGCGCATGCATGAGCTCGCGGCGATCCGCGGCGCGTGCCCGGCGGCGCGTGAGCCGGTAAGCGATCTGGACGGAGACGTGGTCCGCTGTTCGATCTGCGACCGGCTCTGGCGCGTGCCGCGAGGGATGGACGGACGCACGACACGGTGCGGCAATTGTTCGCCGGCGACGGACTACAAGCTCCGGGTGCTGGCGTCATGATATGGACGGGACCGGTCCCCCGTAGCGAGGGAGATCGTGGGCGAGGGCACCGGACGGCTGGCAGCCCGATGGCTTTGCGCCTCGGTTCGCACGGGTCGCCCCGCGCAAGCGGATAGTAGCCAACTGGCGGCGGCATGGATCGAGGGTCCGCCCGAGCTCGCCGGGACGCACAGTAGCGGCCGGACCGTTCAACTGCTCAACGGAGAGGCATGATGATACGACGACTCGCGGTACTACTCGCCGTGCTGGCAACGCCCGTAGCGGCGCAGGAGACGGTCAGGGATTCGGCCCGCGCCGAGGCGATTCGGTCGCGCGGGTTCATCCGCGGCGCCGAGACGCAGCTTACGAAGGTGCTCGACCTGATCGAGCGGATAGAGACGCACCCGGACGGCACGGTGGACACGATCTATGCGTCCGACCTGGTGCCCGATTCCGCGCCGCCCGAATGGCGACTGCCGGATGCCGTGCCCGACTCGACCTCGCCGCCCTGGGTCGGTGACGGGCGGCGGCTCTACACCCATTGGGCTTGGGGCGATTCGAGCGTAGCATGGGCCAGCGCCGGGGGCGACACGATACAAATGACGTGGCGCATCCCGACCAACGACTATGTGCGGCACATCTGGCCGACGTTCCAGCGCGAGGACGACAACCTATGGGTGCCGACCGGCGACGGCTGGCGGCGCGTCCGCGTCCACGAGAGTCGTCCGTGGATCTGCATGACGGACGGAGAGGCTGACGGCTACAGCTTCACAGAGAAGATCATCGCGGCGGGAATCGCGCTCGGTCTGAAGGTGGCCGACTGGACGGTGGGCGTTGACTCGATGTTCGCGCAGGGACTCGACCGCGTCCCGCCCGACTGCCCGCCGGAGGAATCCGTAGCGACTGACCCCGGTGACCTCCCGATGCCCGCCAGCGTCACGCTCGCCGGGTACGTCGAGGGCGAGGACAACGGCCTGCTCATACAGTGGACCGCGGCCCCGGCAGGGACGGACAGCGTGATCGTCACGGGCGGCCCGAACGGTCCCGGCGCGACGTTCCGGCGTGCGCTCATCGGGACAGCCCGTGAATGGCGCCAGCCGCTCGCCTACGACACGGTAACGTCCGTCTGGTCGTGCGTCCGCTACAAGGAGGCGGCGGACGCTGGGCCTAACCGTTGCAACTCCTTCAACTGGGCACCGATGTGAGCAAGCTCGGGCTCGTCGGCTGGGCGCTCGCACTGGCGCTCGGGCTGATACTCGCGCTGGGGAGCGGTGACGACGCCGAGGCGGAGCGTGCCGCCCGTCAGGCGGCCGAGGAACGCGCCCTGAAGGCCGACAGCGCCGCCGCGAAGGCATGGGCGGCACGGAACGCGCTCGCGGACTCCCTCGCGCGGCAGGACTCGATTTGGGCCGATTCGCTGGCCCGGGCCCGCGAGGCGTCGGAGGTCGCAGTAGGCCAGGCGAACGAGCGGACGGGTCGGCTCCGTGCGCAGCTTACCGCCGAACAGCAGCGCGAGCTCGATCAGATCACGGCGTTCTGGGAGACGGCCGTAGCCGAGGAACGCCGCGCGACGGAGGCCGCCGAACGCCGAACGGCGCTCGCGAAAGCCGAGGCGGCGGCGAACCTGCGACTCGCGAAGATGGAACGCGATAGCACGGTAGCGCACTGGCGGGACGCCTACGAGGCGGCGGTAGTAGAGATCGAGGCCTTGCGTTCGCCCGGCTTTCTGTCGCTCGACTTCGCCGACGTGCCGAAGCTCGCGATCGCCGGGGGCGCGGTCTACCTGCTCACGCGATGATGGGGCGTTGATCCGCTGGCGATACGTTGCAGGCCAACCAGCGCGCGCTACATTCGGGATACGTTCGGCGGGCGCACAGTCGGAAGGAGCGTGAAGTGACGATCGACAGGATGCAGCAACTGGCCCGCGACCACGCCTACGAGCCGGCTCGTGGGGTGCTGGGCGACCCGGCACCGGAGCCGCTGCGCGACGAGGTGCGCGAGTTGCCGATCCGGCTCGGCGGGCGGCGCCTGTTCGTCGCGGTCGACGCCGACGGCGAGTTGAGGGCGATGGGGCTGATGGAGCACGGCGGCGACCGGAAACGTCTCGCGGTGCAGCTCTACGCGGCGCTCGATGCGTCCGAGCCCGCTCTGAGGCTGAGGGCCATCTAACCGGCGCTATTCTGTCGGGGTGTCCCGACGCCCCGGCCCTTCCCCGTCCGCTCGTCCCTGGGCGGCAACTCCTCCTCGGACAGTACCGGCGCGATATCGCCTTCCTCCGCCAGTCGCAGCATCCAGCGCGCGACCTTGCGGACTTCGGCGGCGAACTCATCCTTGTCCGTCGTAGTCCACTCCAGCACGTCGTTCGGGTCAACCTGTAGCGCCCGACAGAGCGACAGCAGGACGCCGGCCGTAGGCGACATGTGGTCGTTCTCGATCCGGCTGATCGCATTCTTCGACACCGACTCGCCTAACTCCTCCGTTCGCTCGGCGACGTCGTCCTGCGACAAGCCGCGCCCTTCGCGCGCCTCCTTCAGGCGCTTACCCAGCCCGGGCACGATCCGGTTACGTCCCACGGCAATCTCCCATCGGCGGGCTCCTGTTTGGTGGGTGCCCGTCAAGATGGTGCCCCCTGTTGCGGGTAGTCAACATGCGTGTAGTATCGGTGACACACGTAACCGATAGTTGACAGCGTCGGAAGGGTACCTTATCGTGGGTCATGTGTCCCGCATCGGGTGCGGGGCCAGGACTCAACGGAGGCTGCTATGCACGACCGAGTCAACGTGATGATCCTGCTGGTCGGGATCGCTCTGATGGCCGCCCTGGTCATCGGGATCAAGGCGGGCGAACGGGTCGCTACGGAGCGGATGGACTCGTGGGCCGCCAGCTACGTCGAGACTTACGTCCGATGAGCGCCGGGTTCGTCCTGACGTCGTTCGCCGCCATCGGGCTGCTCGCCTGCGGCTACTACGCCGTGCGGGACAGGGCGGAACCCACCGAGCACGCGAAGCGGGACGCCGAGCAGAAGGCCGCGCGGCTGACCTACCGATTCCGGGAAGGCCGGATGGAGGTCATGGACGGCAAGCGGATGATCGCGGCTGGCGTCGTGAAACCCGTCGTCCGGCGGCCCAACGGAACCCGCGTCTACGGGGCGAGCGAACCCGAGATCGCGGACAGGCTGCTCGCGGCCATCCAGAAAGAGGAAACGCCCGGCCGATAGACCGGGCGCTCCGAGGGGAAACGGGACCGGAAAGAAGGCCACGATCATGGAAGCGTCAACGAAGGTGATGCCGTTCAGCGAACGAAGGCACGACCTCTCCCGCACCGGGCTCGGCGGATCGGACGCCGCCGCCGTGCTCGGACTCAGCAAATACCGGACGCCGCTCGACGTGTGGATGAACTGCACGGGCAGGGCGGGACCGGACGAACAGTCCGAAGCGGCCGAGTGGGGCCAGCGGTTGGAGTCCGAAGTGCTCCGCAAGTACGCCGAAGGGCTCGCGGCCGACGAGATCCTGCTCGGCAGGGACCGCGAAGGGCGGCTGGCGCAGTACGCGGCCAGCGAGACGGGGAAGGTTGCCGTGAGCGTGCTTCGCGATGGAGACCCCGTGGTGGAGGCGTTCGGGCACCTGTTCGGCACACTCCGCCACCCGGAGCGCCCGCACCTGATGGCGCACATCGACGCGCTGGTGGTCGGGTCCACTGACGGGTTCCGGGCGCACTTCGAGGTCCGGCGACTGGTCGACGCCAAGACGGCGGGCCACTGGGCGTCGAAGGACTGGGGCGAGGAAGGCACGGACGAGACGCCCGAGGACTACATCGTGCAGGCCCAACACTACGCGGGCATCCTCGCCGCGCTCGGGTATGACGTTGCCCAGGTCGACATCCCGGCCCTGTTCGCAGGCCAGCAATACCGGCTGTTCCATGTCCCGGTCTCGATCACGCTCTACCGCCGCGTCCACGACCGGCTCGACGAATGGTGGCGCGACTACGTCGAGACCGACTCCATGCCGCCTGTTCGGGCGGAGGACAACCGGACCCTGTCGGTGCTCTACCCCGAGGATTCCGGCGAGAGCGTTTTCGCGCCCGCAGAGCTCAGCCAGTGGGCGCAGGCGCTCGGCGAGTACCGCGACCTCGAAAAGGAAACGAAGGCGAACAAGGGCCGGTGCGAGGCCGAGATCAAAGCCGCGATGGGCGATGCGTCCGAGATCGTCGGCGACGGCTGGCGTGCGACGTGGAAGAAGGCGAAGGACTCGGAGCGAACCGACTGGGAAGCGGTCGTCACGGACCTCCGCACCCGGCTGGAGCTCTACCTGTCAGAACCCACGATCGAGCCGACCGGCGTGCTCGACATGATCGCAGAGGCGACGGAGACCTACACGGAGACGAAGCCCGGTTCCCGCCGGTTCCTCACGTACGGCTACGCAAAGACGACGGAGGTGGACGAATGAGCGGCAATGGCACGGCGGTCGCGACGAGAGAGGCGGGCCGAAGCTCGCTCCAGGTGTTCCTCGACAAGATGCAGCCGAAGGCCGTGCAGGCGCTCGCGGGCAAGATGGACCCGGACGCCTTCATGCTCGGCATCGAGACGGCGATCCGTAAGACGCCGAAGCTGCTCCAGTGCTCGGAGTCGTCGCTGTTCATCGCGATCGCGACGCTCGCCGAGGCGGGGCTCGTTCCGCTGTACGACCTCGGCTACCTGATCCCGCGCTACAACCGGGACGCGTCGACCTACGAGGCGCACGCGCAGTTCGGCTACAAGGGGCTGATCGACATGCTGCTCCGGTCGGGCCGTGTGGCGGGCGTGGACTCGGAGATCGTCCACGAGGGCGACGAGTTCGCCTACCAACGAGGTCTCAGCCCGGACATTTACCACGTCCCCGCGCTGTCGGTGGGCGAGAAGCCGGTGACGCACATCTACGCGATCGCGTGGCCCACGGACCCGAACGCGAAGCCGTGGTTCGAGGTGATGACGCACGCGCAGGTCGAGCACATCCGCAAGGTGAGCGCCGACGCAAAGAGCCCGGCATGGCGGAACCACTGGGGACAGATGGCGCGAAAGACGGCGATCCGGCGCCTGTGCAACTACATCCCGCTCCGGGCCGACGACCGGAAGCTGTTGGAGCGCGACGACGAGGCGGCGTTCGACTTCGATGGACACCCCGAACCCATCGAGGGCGCAACGCGCACGGAGCGCGTCGAGAAGATGCTGGCCGCCGACGATGAGCCGCTGGACGACGAATACCTGGAGGGCGGCGTGCTGGAACTGGACTCCGTCGAAGGCGAGTTGTCGATCGCGAAGCTGGAGGCGCTGGCCGGGATCGGCGTGAAGGACCGGGACGCGATCTTCGAGCGGCTGGGGATCGAGGAAGCGGGCGACAACCCCGACGCCTACGCGGCCGAGCTTCGCGGGATCATCGCGGCCCGGCAGGAGGCGGAAGCATGACCTACCAGAAGGGCGACCGCGTCGTGCGGCTCTCCTACCCCGACAGGAAGCCGCTGTACGAGGCCGAGGTCGCCGAGGTGATCGTGATCCACGAGCGGGGCGTCCGAAAGACGCTCTACCGGCTCGCGGCCGAGGACGGGAGCCCGAGCCCCGTGAAGATCGCCGGGAGCTACCTGCGGCCCGTGGAGGCCCCATGAGCGCCCCGGCCTACCGTGTCCGCATGGGCGCAGGCGGCGTGTGGTACGTCATGGAGCACATGGGCGGACGCGTCGAGGTCTACGCCCGTCTCGTGGGGCTCAAGGCCCAGGAACGCGCCGAGGCGATCGCGGAGAACATGAACCGGAGGAGGGCAGGATGACCGTCCAGCAACTCGACCTCGTGCCCTTCCACGGCGCCACCTACGACCCCGAACGGGACATGGAGCGCCTGACGGCCCAGCAACTGGAAGCGCGTCGGGCGATGCTCGCTCTCGGCTGGTGCGATGCCGACATGGTCACGCGCTGGATGGAGCGCCGGTCGGGCAAGCGGATCAAGACCTCGGCGATCGACAGGCAGATGAGGTACATCCGCGAGTGGGCCGATGCCGATCCCGGCTGGCGATGGGAGAAGCGGGACGCCGGAGGTGGGGCGCTGGAGCACCGGCTGGTGAGGATCGCATGATGACCACCGCCGTCTGGCTCCGCATCGCCACGCTATGCGTCGTCGCGCTGTTGACCGTGATCGCCATCGAGACGCACCGGATCGCCGAGGCGCTCAACCAACCCGAGGAGACGGAATGAAGAAGCGAACCCTGGCCGACGTGCTGGCGGACCTCAGGCGCGAGTCGGGCCTGTCGCTGCGCGAGGTTGCCGACCGGATGCCGGAGGCCGAGGCGGCGGGCCACGGACGCGCGGTGAGTTTCGTCGCGCTAGGCCGGTACGAACGCGGCGAGCAGATGCCCGGGGCCGACATCATCGAGGCGCTGGCGTGGGTCTACGACATCGAGATCGGCGAACTGTACGAGATGAGGGCGCAGGAGGCCGTGTGATTTTGCGCGGCCCCGCTGGCTTCTCTACAATGGAGGCCCCCGATGAGTGAAGCGTACCGCCCGGACCTCGTGGGCGACGGGTACGACATCGAGCCGCTGATGCGGGCCGAGCAGGTGGGGCGAGTCCTCAGCGTGCCGGCCAAGAAGGTATATGAACTGTCGGGTCTGCCCCGTGTCCGCGTGTCGAGCGGGCGAGTCAGGTGGCGACCCGACGACGTGAGAGAGTTCATCGAGAGGCGCCGGGAGAGTTGACCTTGCCCTACAACCGGGGCGGAATCTACTACATCAAGCGGACCCTGCCGGGAATCGGGCGCGTCTACCGCACGCTCGGCACCCGTTCGAAGGGGCGCGCCCGGACGATGGAGGAGATCGTGCTGCGGCTCTGCGAGCGCGGCCACCTGGAGCCCGTCCGCGCGTTCCTCGATGGAACGATCTCGGCCCACGAGCTGGCCGACGCCTTCGATGGCGGGACGCTCCACGAACTGGCCCGCGACCTTAGAGCCGGGTCCGTGACGCTCAGGGACGCGGTGCGGGACGCGCTGGCTTCGAAGGAGCCGGACGTCCGCGCATCGACGTTCGAACGCTACCGGCAGGCCGCGGCCCACGTCGAGCGGGTCGCGGCGCTCGAGGGCGTCGCCACCGTCCGCGAAACGTGCTCCCCTGCCCATATCCAGCGCCACAAGCGCATCCGGCTGACCGAGGGCGCGCACCGGCTGACGGTCAACAAGGATCTGCAGGCGCTGTCCATGCTCGCGAGCTACGCGCTGGAGCGCGGGTGGATCGAGAAGCGGCCGAAGATCAAGCGGTACGCCGCACCCGACCGGATCCGCTACCTGGAGCCCGACGAGCTCGCCGCGTACATGGCCGCTGTCCGCCGTCTGTTCCGGCCGCAGATGCAGGTGCTGGTCGGCTCCGGCATGCGGCTCGGCGAGACGGAACAGCTCCGGCCCTGCGACATCAAGTTTGGTGCGGGCGAGTGCCGCGCGCTCCTGCGTGACGCGAAGTCCACGGCGGGCGTACGGCCCGTCTACGTTCCCGAGTGGGCGGCGGAGCCCTTGCGGGCGCTCACGGACGGCCGGCCCGCGACGGCCCGAATCTTCGACATCCCGCGCCGCACCGTGCAGGAGGAGCACAAGCGGACGTGCCGGATCGCGGGGATCGCGAGCTACCGGCTCCACGACCACCGGCACACGGCCGCCGTGTCGCTGGCACGGGCCGGCATGCCGCTCCCGACGCTCCAGAAGCAGCTCGGCCACCGGAGCATCCAGCAGACGATGAAGTACGCGCAGTTCCATCCCGACTACCACGACGTGGGGCGCTTCTTCCGGCGCGTCGAGGAGCGGTTCGGGCTCGGCCAGGGTGCAGTCCGGGGTGCAGCGCCCCCGGAGCACGAGAGCGAGGCCCGAACGTGACCCGCGTAAGTCGTTACGACGCAAAGCGGAGGGGGCGGGACTCGAACCCGCATGCGGTTGCCCGCGCCGGTTTTCAAGAGCGACCGGAGCTTTCCCCGAGCGTCCCTGACCCTACCGACCCGCCCACACGGGGCGGCCGGACGAGAATACCGCGCCCCTGCCCTTCTCCGCCATTCCATGAACGTCACCACGCCCGTGGTGCAATCCGGGGTGCAGCGCCTGCCCGATATTTTTTGCCCGCGCCGTCCCCGATGATGCGCGTCGCACGCCCGATCCGATACATGCTCCCGGCTGTCCCGCCGAACCGTCGCCCCAGAAGGAGGAACGTTGACTCGATGGATTGCCGTCTCGACCGACTACCTGAACGCGAACCACAGGATGCACCCGCACTCGACGGCCGAGCCGGCTTGCAAGGCGTTCGCGTGGATCGACCTGATCGGGCTGGCCGCGTGGCGCGACCACGGCGGGCTGAAGCGCGGCCAGGCACGGGCCAGCCAGCGGTTCCTTGCGGCACGGTGGAACTGGCACCGCTCGAAGGTCCAGCGGTTCCTCGATGAACTGGAGTCCAGCGGGTCTATAGACAGGGGCCGGGGCGCGAGCCGCGAACCCGACCGCATAACCATTTGCAACTACGACGCTTATCAGGAAACGCGATCCACGAATAGGTCCACGGATAGGTCCACGAATAGGTCCAAAGAAGTACCAGTACCAGTACCTACTTCTAAGCGCGCACGCGCGAGGAGAAACGGCAGAAAGCCGCCAAGGCCATCGGACCCGATCGACATGCGGGACGCATCGGCGAGGCCGGAGGCAATCCGCGACATCCTCGACGGACTGAAACGACAGGTGAACGGAGGCGACCCATGACGCACGTTCGGGCCAGAGACTACCACGGCTACGACCCCGAGGTCGGCGCCCCGTTCGCCTACGACGTCACTCCGAGCGGCGCGGTGGTCCGCGTCGAGACCGACGGTCGCGGGAGAACCGTCGAGATCCCGGTGAAGGGCGAACCCGCCGAGTACGGGCTGTGCGCGCCGCTGCCCACGGACCTGCGCGCCCGGTATCGCCGGATCGAGCGCGAGAAAACACACGCCGACTGGCCGATGGAGCGTGTGCGGGACGAGGTGCCGTCGGTGCTGGAGCGTCGACCCATGACGCGTGAGGCGCTCGCCAGCGAGCTCCGCGTGTTCACGCACCAGGTGGCCCGCGCCCTCGAGTCGCTGCGGCGACGGGGCGAGGCAGAGTGCTATGCGTCGCCCGACGCCGGCGCTCGTAAGTATCTGTGGGCCGTAACCGATAGTTGACACGAGGCACCGGATAATGTATGTTCCAGGGTGTGAGAGACGTTCCCCGAACCGAGGAGGAAACGATGAACGGAAACGCGAGACTCGATGGGCGCGAGCGGGCGATGATCGACCGATGCGGACCTAAGACGCTCCGGCCCCAGGATTGCCCCGAGCGCCCGACTTACTATGGCGTGGTGCGGGACGGTGACGACGTGGTCGTGATCCGCTGTTACCGGACGCCAGACCTGAACGCGCAGGAGCACGCGCCGTACGTGCCCGAGGACCGGCGCTTCCCCGACGACGCGTCCGCAATCCTCGCCATGCGCGACATGAACGACGCCTTGCTGTTTGGGGGTACCGCATGACCCCCGACACTCGCCCCGCCATCGAGGCCCGCGAACGCATCGCCAGAGGCTGGGCCATGCGTACCGGCATCTGCATGACCTGTCAGGACGACTTTGGCCCCGATCGCCTGACCGACGGCGAGTGCGAGTACTGCCGGAACCGCAAGGCCGGCCTCTGCGAATGCGGGAACGAGCCGGAAGCGGGCGGCAAGTGCGGCCCGTGCATGG